ATAAATTGCTATTACTGCCATAGTTGCAGCAGCATCACCTTGTGCTGACCTAGAAAGTACGCTATCAAATAAAACAGTTTCTGCTTTATTCTTACGTATACGTTCTTGTACTTTTGCAATATTTTCTAAACCATCAATGTTATCTTGTAAAGTTTCTACATCTATAACACCTGCTTGTAATAATTGTAATCCAGTTACAATCTTTTGTGGCTCATCAAATCCTGCCATGACACCATAAATACGTCTTGTTTTATGGTCACCACCAATATCACTCATTGGTTTATAGTTTTCAGAAAATGATGTTCCATTAAAGTAACCTGCCATAGGTTTACTTTCTGCACCAGTTTCTAGTGTAATTATTTCATCTAACTCAAGTCGTTTACTATCCATTTCAGATATACCAACTTTTATTATTTCTCTATATTCATTAATCATTAATGACATAGATGAGTTAAGTTCTGCTAGTCCTGCACCAGTAGCAACACTTGAAGGAGATTGAGCATCATCAGTAACTGGATAACCACCTACTAATCTAAGTTGACGTTCTAATCTATCTACTTGTTGAAATAACTGATACGGAATATTGTTTGCAGGTTTTGAAACTTGTGTACCTGGTGCTAAATAGTTAACAGCAAATCTACCTTTACGGTATTGTCCACTTTCTAATTCACCTGAAATATTTGTTTCTGTGAAAACAGCATCTTCCATAGCTATTGCTGACATAATATTTATTTTTGCCATCATAGCCATAAGACCTATAGTGTGGTCATACTGACCTTTAAGTTCATCAAAACTAAATCTTTTCATAAACACAAATGGAACTGTGCTTAATGGATTAGGTATATAATCAAATAATTGTTTTGTTTCAGGATAAACAATATAAGTACCTGTTATATCGTAGTACTCAATAATGTCTACACCTTGACCAGTATTATCTTCCCAATCTGCTTTTTGAACATTTCCTCTGTCATAACCAATAAGAGAAGTACTTGCATTTCCAACTGCACCTGTCTTTTTCTTTTCATTTGGTTTTAAAATTACATTTTTATATTCAGGATATATTTGTGCTAGTTTCCATCTAGGTACACTTCTAAGTATTGCTAATTCTTGTGGTTTTTGGTCAGGACCAAAGTTACCAGGAAATGTATCATATGGGTCACGTAATTCTGCTGTAGGATAAATAAATCCATTCTTATCCATTTTGCTTGTTAATATCCAAGCACAATAACCATAACCAGGTAACCACCTAGCAGCTTGTGCTAATTGTAAATTTAATCTTTGTTTCTCATCATAAGATGCAACAATACGTTCTAGTTTTTCTGCTCTAAGTCTTGCACGTTCACTATCGTTATTATTCATAACGTCTACTCGTACTTGTGGTACACCTGATATTTTTTGTGCAAGTCTATCAATACCTGATTGTAAAAGGTTTGGTGCAGGTAATAAATCAGCATCTGCTGTGTCCATTTGATTACCTAGTAATGCACGAATACCATCTGCTCCTCCATTAAGGATTGCACGTATTCTATATTTGTTTAATTGTCTTGTATCACTAGGAGTACCTGCAACTAATTCTTGAGCTGCGTCAATAACTTCCTGTGCAGATTTTCTATTTAAATCTATTGCCATGGTGCATCATTCATCTCTGTTATATTATAACCACTAAAACTTGGATTGTAGTCCATTCCTACCTCTGCTAAATGTTCTTTCTGAACACGTCTAAATACTTTCATTGGAAACCATGCTGCCATAACAATGTCAGTTTTATGCTTGTTTCTTGTGGAAACAGGTTTACCATCAAAATACACTAATTGTCTTTTATAACTATCTATTTTAGCTTGACTTTCAGAATTGCCATAAGGTAAATGAATTTTATTTGCTTCAAACAATTCAGACATTGCACCTACACCATATAGTGGGTCGTGCTTGTTTTTGCCTGTTAAGTGTCCTTGTAACAATATTCCTGTTCTTAATACAAACTCTTTTATGTTATCGTCTTGTCTAATTGCAGTTTGAAATCCGTTTTCTTCAATAATCCAATGTGATAAATCATACTTGTGCCACCAGTCACTAATTATTTGTGCAGCAGCTCTAACACCACCACCTTGTTGATTATCTATATCTATACAATAAAGTTCTGAGTTCCAAGTATCTATACCCCATAATACAGCAGCTTGATAACCACTAGCTGACGGGTCAAGTCCTGCAACAAGTTGTAATTGTTTTGGAATATTTCCTACAACTAAATCTGTTCGTTTACAACTATCTATTGCATCAGGATTAAATATTTGTGTTCCTTGTACATATGCTTGATTAAAATAAACCATTTCAAATATCTGTCTACCACCTGTAGTTTCAGCAGCTTTCATTCTTGATAGTAACCATTTATAAGTTCTCTTACCTGCCCACAACATACAGTCTTGATGTTCTGCATCTGCAGTTTCAGGTAAATCACATTCTAAATCATGTGCTGTTTCTACAATACTTTCAAAGCTATCGTTGTTTAATAAATGATGATATAAGTCATCAGGGTGCTGTCTTGAACCAATTACTACTACAGCAGTATGTTCCTCTTTTCTTGATGACAAAGTAGTAGTCCACCATTGTCTTGTACTTTCTCTAGCACCAGGTTGCATTGTAGTTTGATGGTCCTCAATGTCGTCTGCAATAATAATGTCACAGTCACGAGAAAGTATCTTTCCACCTTTACCCACAGCAACCATAGTTGGAGATTTAATACCAGGTACTGTTCTTGTACCTACAGTAAATTGATTAGAAGCCCACATCTTTCCTGAACGGTTATCAGGTTTAAAATTCTTTCCAGGTTCACAAAAATCTTCTTGTAATCTTTCATTACTTTCTAATTGGTCTAGTACAGCAGATACAGCATTCTTAGCAATATCTTCATTACCACCAACCCACATAATTCTTACGTTAGGGTTTTTACATATCTGATATACAGCAAAGTGTATTAACAATTCTGTTTTACCATGACGAGGTGGTGACAAGATTAATAATTCATCTCCGTGTTCTATAGCATGAATAATTTTATTTATCCAGTTAGTATGAAAATCTGCAGTATCGTACTTCTCTCCTGTTTCTGTTGCAAAATATTTATTCCTAAAAGCAGCAAAGCTCTCTAATGCTGCTTGTGCTTCATCAGGTACTTGCCAACCTTCAGCATCTAGTTTATTTTGTAAATCTATTTGATAAGCAGCGTTCATCTTAGAGATAGTTGCTATTGGACAACCAATTACTTCTGCTGCTTTAGTTGCAGTTAATTCACTATTCATTACTTTATCTGCTAAACCACTATCAACATACTCTTGATAATACTTACCCTTCATTGGAGTTAACGCTGAATACTTACTGTTAATAGGTTTATCTTGTTTTTTATTATGTCTATATTCTTTCATATACTGTCTACGCTGACATTGGGTAGAACAATACTTAGATTTATTTTGTGGTAGCCGTTTTCTACAGTTAGTAGCGTGGCATATTTTCTTAGACATATTTTCCTATCTTTTTTGTAAAGATTTGTGTAATGATTATTATATGGTATAGTAGTAGAAATTACAAACATTGGGAACAAGTAATTAGTTACAAGTGAAGTTGCAATCGGGGTGCAGAAAGCTCAGGACTGGTAACACAGTAAAGCAGTAACACAAACTGAGTACTCAAGGATTAACGAAAATTCTCAATCATAAACCTTCTTTTTTATATAGCCCGTTATGTCCAAAAAGGCTACAAACCCTTATCGTTACTATGTTTTACTAGAATATTTTTTTCTACTTACATATATACAGATGGGGGTACGCAGATTAACACCCGTAGGTCATACGCATGTGTGTGTACACGTGTGTGCCTGTACCCGTACACATAATGTGTGGGTAGGCATGTGCATGTGTTCGTGTATGTGTACATGACACGAGATATGGGGGTATGGCTTTTAAATACTACTATATGTAGTAGTATGAAGTTCTTTGAAACAGATTGAAACTCTTAGACTATTCTTATAGAATAGAGAATGACCCGATACACAAGATATTGTGGTTTCCCAATGAGCCACTAGATGTAGTGGTTATTGCCGAGAGGTAATAGTATTTAACCCCTTACTCTTGTAAGGGGATTAAATACATTAATCCGTGTTTGAAAGGTTGGTAAAAATGCCGTGCAATTTCTGTGGGTCTACTCACAACACATCATACTACACAGGCGACTACGAGTGCTATGTGTGTCGCTCATGTGCTACGAGCGAGGAATACGAGCCAGAAAATTGGTTTGACGAGATATTGGACAGTCAAGTTTAGGATATTTAACCCCATACAGAGTATGGGGATTAAATACCTACCGAGCCGATTGAGAGGAGTAAAAAATGGCTAGTTTGACATGCGAGTTCATACACGATAACTGTTCTACTGTAGGACTTTATCGCACAGACACGAGCATAACTGCGTGTGAGGCGTTTGTGCGTGAACATCCAACAGCTTACGACTACCGAGCAAGAGGAATTTAGGAATATTTAACCCCTTAAGGTATTAAGGGGATTAAATATCCTACTGCTGATTGAAAAAACAAAGCATGAACCGTGAAAGGTGGAGCTAAAACACGTGTCAGCAACGTGTACCTGCGTGTGCAGGTGGACATGCCTATATGTATGTGGGGCGTGTCCAAGTGTACACACATACGAGAGGAGCTTGTAATGAGCAAACTGATAAATACAAACACAACAACTGTGTTTAACGTAAGAAACGATAAAAACCAACCAATTCCTAACTATTTCATAGTTAAGAATAACGCAACCAAAGAATACGTTGTGTCTAACGCACAAGTCAAAGACGTTAGCGAATTATCTAAAGATAATATCGTTAGTCCAATGACTAAGAATTACGCAGATGCACAAGATATGGTGTTGTTATTAGGTGCAGATGTGACACTCAAGCACATCACACCTGAGGGATTGACTGCAATTCGTTCTGCTCGTGGTAAAAAAGCATGGGCAAAGAAGAAGGAGTTAGCTAAAGCTAACGCCTAGTGTTTATCTCGCACCCACCTGAGATGGTGGGTGTAGGATATACATTAACTGTATATTAACTGTAAATATCCGTTCTAAAGAAAAGGAAAGTAATGAAAAAATTAATAAGAAAATATAAATTATGGTATTACTTTAAATTTACCCATGCGAAATGGGAAAAGAATACCACACCACAAGAGCGTTATAGAAACTATTTACGCTTAAAAGCATTTGCAGACGCAGGTCTGTTAGAAAAGGAATAATAATGAACTGTAAATGTACAGATAAAGTAATATGTCACGTACATAGGGGAAGATATGCGTACGAAACGTACAAAAAAGAAAACGGTCTTTACCCGTACAATAAGGAATAACTTATGAATACAAAACCATTAATACCTAATTTATTACAATTAGGCGTGATACATACTTGTGTTATATGTGCAAAAGTTTTTAAACCGAAAAATAATTTTCAAAAATCTTGTGGTAACAAACAATGTCAAATAGATTTGCATAACTTAGCACGTAGAAAAAGAATGAAACAAGGTGAATTTTCATCACCTAAAATCAAAACGTGTGAATTATGTAACAAAAAATACGAAGCGTTATCACGTGACAACAATAGTAGAACTTGTAGTCAATGTTCTACGCAAGATTTGATAAGTATTGAGAGACGTAAAGAAAAAGTAACAAAACATTGTGCA